TTATTTGTGCAAGTTGTACAAAGAACAGATTGTAACATATGCACAAATATGGTAGTTATAATTTGTGAACTATTATTTTGTAAAACTATAGACATTATAGTGCAATTATAGTATAATAAAGACAGTTAAAGAAGATCTTTAATAGAAAGGAGAACAAAAGCATGAAAGAAACAATCAAATATAATGGTAAAAACAATATTCAATTGCGTCCGTCATATTGGGCGTGTGTTTCGGGTGGTAAGGACAGTTTGCTAATGCTAAAAATAATTTTGCAAAATTTAGATATATACCCACTAGATGGCGTTGTTCATTTTGAATTAGAAATAGACTACCCTTTTATAAAAAATGTTATTGATTATATGGAGTCGCAATGTAAAAAGTACGGTATAAAGTTTATTAGAATAAAACCTCGTAAAAGTTGGTATGAGTTGTATAAAAAATATGGAATGCCAACGAGAATAGCGAGGTGGTGTAATAGTGAGTATAAATTAGATGCGTTAAAACAATTAAAAGAATATATGCTTCAATGCGGTGCTTATGTGATTTCGTATATCGGTTATTGCGTGGATGAGATTAGTCGCTACGAGAAAAGAAAAGAAAATGAAATTTATCCATTGGTAGATTTTAATATTTCGGAAGAATATGTTCTAGAATGGGCGAAAGGTGTAGAACTATTCAATAATTATTATAAGACACAACGCAGGTGCGGTTGTATGTTTTGTCCGATGTCTAGTCGTATAAATCTTGCGTACTTGTTAAAGTATTACCCGGAAAAATATGAAGAATTGATGAAATTATCAAAAGACACGGAGAAAATTAGAGAAATCGAATTGGGTAGACATTTTTCGGTTTGGTCATCGAACCCAAAATATGATACATCTTATGTTAATAATAATGTTCGTAAAAAATGGCTACCTATTTTAGAAGAAAAAGAAAGTGAGGTGAAAAAAGATGGGTGGTTGGAAAAATGAAATAAGGACACTTGCACAAGACTTCGGTTTAAATATTGTTATGGTTAATAACTTAATTTACGAAGCAGAGCAAAAAATAAAATGTGGTACGCAAGGGCGTACCACGAAACAAACTAGATACGATTACGTATTGCACAGACTAAAAAAGTACGTATATAATGTATAATGTTTCACGTGAAACATAGAAAGGAGAAAAAATATGTTAAATGAAATTGCAATTTATATTATAATTTTAGGTTTGGTAATATTCGTCGGTGGTGTAATAGGTTACATTACTTTAGGCAAAGCAACACGATTCTACACTCGTCAAGTATTAGACGAGATAGAAGAATATAAAAATAAGAAAGGATGTGCAGATAATGATGATACTTTTTTCAATCACGATTAGAGTGATTATAACATGGATTGCTATGTGCGGTATTGCTGATGAATTAATGAACTAGGAAAGGTGGATAATATGTTAAACAATTTGCTTTATGTTACAATGAAAAATAATATTTGTTCAGCAATTAAAGATAATAACATAGATTTATTATTATCGTATGAAGTTATTGTTTATAATTACTGGGAAATGGGTTGGTTTTCATTAGAAGAAAAAATTGAATTATATGATTTAATTGTTTATAATGTTAAGTTGCTGCTAGAATCAAAAATATAGAAAGGATGTAAACATGAAAAAATACTCGGAATTGTACAATCGCATTAAAAAAGAAATATACGAAGCCTTCGCAGAAGAAAATATCATACAATTAACTAGTTACATGTTAGTGGTATACGATTACTGGAAAAAAGAATGGTTAAGTAAAGATGAAACAGAATTTTTATTTGACTTAATTCATTATAGCGTGAAATTGTTATTAGAAAAGAGGTGATTTTTATGACAATATACAGTGAATTTTTGGTTTATGGAGTTAAAGCGTATATAAATAATGACTATATTGGTATACACTCAAATATGCATATGGCATTAAACTGTGCATTACAAAAACAACTAACTGAGAATGAATTTTTAACTTTACTGAACAAGTCTAAAGACTGGTTAGACGATTTAGAAGAAAGTGGGGTGATCCAGAATGAGTAGACCGATTACGAATACAAGAAAAATCCAGTCACGGAAAAATGGACATGGAAAGATAATTTTGTATGTGAATTTACCAATAGAAGAAACTTTATCATTGATAGGCGGCAAAGGAACAGAAGTTGAAGTTATACCGGACGGCAAAGGCAATCTAACAATTAGAAAGGTTGTGAACAAAAATGACAATTAAGCAGCAATATAAAAAAGCACGTGCTAACTATTTAGCACGTGTAAACTATCTTAAAAAACAGGGTTGGGACATAAAGGTTATTGCACCTGTTAAAAAACCTACGAAAGCTTCTATAGAACGTCTCAATAAACAAACTTCTAAACAGTTACGTTCAAAAGCAAAACTTTATGATATTAACACAGGACAAGAGATAACAAAGCACAGATTGTCGAAAGCAAAAGAGCAAGGAAAGAGATATAAAAATATAGTGTCTAAACAGATAGCAAAAAAGACACAAAGAAATAGTATTAATCAAGTAACATCACCTAAAGTTATTTCAAAAATAAATATAGAAGAACTTAAGAAACAAACCCCAACTAACGTTAAAGTATCAGAATGGTATGAAGATATAAACTCTATATTTGCACAGTCAATAAGAAGAGTTTTATTTGAGCTAACGACTGAATTAACAAAAACGGATGAATTAGAGCAAGCATTTTCGAAAGTGCTGCAAAACAATCCAGATTTATTCCCGCAAAATGCTTATGAGCCGGATAATATTTTAAAGCAACGATTTTATAAAATATCGAAAAAAATGCGTGAATATATTTCAGACAAGAAAAAGATAGATAATATTACAAACGCTTTAGACAGAACAGACAAAGAATTATCTGAAATTGTAGAGGGATTTGAGTATGAAAGGTATGGACACTGAAAAAATTTTCGCTTGTGATTTTGAAACAACGGTATGGGATGATAATACAATTAGACACTTAGGGGAACAGAAAAAAACAGAGGTCTGGGCGTATGCTATAGCCCCATTGTATGACGATAATGACAGCGTTATCATAGGAAACAATATTGCCGAATTTATGGATTTTTTTCTATCTATGAAAAAATCAATAGTGTTATATTTTCATAACTTAAAATTTGACGGTTCTTTCATAGTCGATTGGCTTTTACATCATGGATATAAATTTCATAAAATAAATAAAGATAAAAGAGAAAAGTTAGCAAATAAAGAATTCGATTGTATGATTTCTAGCATGGGACAGTGGTATACAATTACTATAGTACGGGGGCATAGTATTGTTACAATAAAAGATTCTTTAAAATTGCTACCAGCTCCACTACGAAAAATTGGAAAAGATTTACAAACTAAACATCAAAAATTGGATATGGAGTATAAAGGATTAAGAAAACCTTACTGCAATATCACATACGAAGAAAAAGATTATATAAAAAATGATGTTCTTGTATTAAAAGAATCCTTAGAAATGATGTTCAAAGAGGGAAATGACAGATTAACGATAGGTTCATGTTGCATGAAACAATATAAAACGGCTATCACAAAATCACGCTATGAAAAATTATTTCCAGATTTAAGAAATTTTGCATTAAATTATGAAGATTGCGGATATAGCAATGTATGGGAATACATTCATAAAAGCTATAGTGGCGGTTGGTGCTATGTAAATAAACGTTATCAACGAACATTAGTAGGAGCTGGATGCGTGTATGATGCTAACAGTCACTACCCTAGTCAAATGTCTAGTGTTTCTGGAAATTACTATCCAGTTAGAGAACCCGTATATAAAAAGGGTTCACCACCGCACGATTTATTAGAAAATAAAAAATTCTTTTTATACATTCGTGTTCGATGTAGATTTAAGTTAAAAAATGGTGCTTTTCCATGGATCCATATTAGAAATCATAATATGTATAAAGGTAATGAGAATTTAGAGACGTCAGACGTTCGATTGAAGAACGGAACATACAGTAGATATTATTATGAAGATGGTATTGTTTGGGATACAAGACATGAGTTTATATTTACAGAAGTAGACTTGAAATTATTGCATGATACATATGATTTATACGACTATGAAGAGCTTGACTATATAGTCTTCCAAGCACAAAAAGGAATTTTTGACGATTACATACACCCTTATTATAAAGAAAAGCAAACAGCAAAAGGCTTTCGACGTTTCTTGTGTAAATTATATTTGAATAATCTATACGGAAAATTTGCCATGTCGGATGATTCTAGCTATAAAGAGCCATATTTGAACGAAGATAATGTTGTGGCGTTTATTAATCATGAAGAACATAAAAAACAAGTAGGATATATCGCAATCGGATCCGCTATTACAAGCTACGCAAGAAATTATACGATTAGACTTGCTATTGCTAATTATGATAGGTTTCTTTATTCCGACACGGATAGTGTACATTTGTTGGGAGTAGAAAAACCAGAAATGTTGACAGAGCACCCTACAGAAATTTGTTGTTGGAAGCAAGAAAGCATATTTGATCAAGCCTATTATGTTAGACAAAAAACATATGCAGAGCATATTATTGTATCAGATGGTGAAAAGTTGGAAAGGCCTTATAATGATATAAAAGCAAGTGGCATGAGTAAACAAGCGAAAGAAAAATTTGAAGATATGGGATATACGATAGATCAATTAGATATCGGTCTAATGTTACCAGAATCTAATTTAAAGGCAAAAAGAATACAAGGTGGAGTATTGCTTAAGGAGATGGACTTTAAAATTAGATAAAAATTTTAATATTAGTATTGAAATAAAGTTCAATTAGTTTTATTATGTATATAGAAAAAACAACTACCAAAAAAGAAAGTGAGGAAAAATAAGATGGCAATTACAGACGTTAGAATTAAAAAGGTGAATGATAATACAAAAGTAGTAGCAAAAGCAAGCGTTACATTCGATAATGCTTTTGTTGTTCATGGGTTTTCTATTGTAAATGGAAAAAATGGTTTGTTCGTATCAATGCCAACGTTTAAAAGTAAATATGGCGAATATATTAACATTGCACATCCTATTACATCAGACGGCAGAAAAGAAATGATCAAAAAAATCATGGATGCTTATAATCCAACAAAGACAGAATCAATTCCATTTGAATAAGTATTAAATTGTAGTACCATAAAAACTACTACAATTATTCCAATAATTATATTCTATTTCCTACTTTTATAGTTTCACGTGATTCATAATGTTTCACGTGAAACATTTTAATAGAGGTGAATAAAAATGAAAAAAGAAAAGATAGAAAACATATACTACAACAATAACAAATTACTAACAATGAAAGATATTAACGGAAAAAAACCGGAGATATTTATATGCGATGGAAACAGAACCGCTGGAAAGTCTTACGCCTTTAAGACGACGTTATTAAGAAACTGGTTTAGAAAAGGCAAACAATTTGTATTGATTGTAAGAAATCAAACAGATTGCAAAGGGTATTACGAATCGTTTTGGAAAGATGTTGGTGAGGATAAATACCCTGAAAAAGAGTGCACTGAACAGTCAGTAGCAAAAGGTACATTTTATCAGATACTGATAGATGGTTTAGTAGCCGGTTTTGTGCTGCCGTTATCTATGGCAAGTAAAATAAAAAGGTTTTCAGCTATGTTCATTGACGTTACAGCAATGTTTTTTGATGAATACCAAGACGAAAATTCACGCTATTTACCAGATGAAATAAAAAAATTAATGTCTATTCACACATCCATTGCTCGTGGACACGGTGAGCAAACACGTTATGTAGCGTTGTATATGTGTTCAAACACAATTTCACTTTTAAACCCTTATTACGTGGCTTTTGGGATCCACAAAAGGTTACGTGATAACACAAAATTTTTAAGGGGTGACGGATGGGTATTTGAAAAGACATTAAACGAAAATGCAAAAAACGCTTTTCAATCATCTGCATTTAATAGAGCGTTTTCAAATGCTACAGATTATTTTACTTATGCTTCAGAAAATGTTTACTTAAATGACAATTTTTCATTAATCGAAAAACCTACCGGTGATTTTAGATACATAGCCACAATTAAATATGATGGTGAAATGTATAATATTAGACAATACTCTAATTATATTTACGTGTCAGAGGGTTGTGATATAACTTTCCCATTAAAAATTGCATACAAACCGCTAGACATTGACGGAGACGGCTTTTGGTTATGTAACAAAAACGCTCCGATCACAAGAAGAATAAAACAGTATTTTGAATGCGGATTATTAAGGTTTGACTGTTTAAAATCAAAAAACATGATATTTGATATTCTTACATTAAAATAGCTATACCAATGGACTATTGGAAAGAGCCATAAGTGTACATATGCAAAGGGCGGGTAGTCCGTGCACTGTGGGTAGTCTTGCAACCGACTTTCTAAACTCCATTGCTCCTATAGTAACAGTGTATAACTGTCAAAAGTTATATGCTGTTTCGTGAAATAACAAATATTTCACGTGAAACAATTTAATATAGCACATATATAGAAAGGGTGGTGTAAATGAACAGTGATTTAGTAGGTATTATTACTAGTGTAGGCTTTCCTATTGTGGCATGTATTGCTATGGGTTATTATGTCAAATATATGACAGATCAGAACAGAAAAGACATTAACAATATGAACGAACTGCACAGAAACGAGATGGCAGATATAACCTCTGCCTTAAACAACAACACTATAGCTTTAGAAAAGCTATGCACAATGTTAGAAAAGAGTGGATAATATGAGTAGAGAAGTAAAACTGTTACACCCGCATTTACAAGAATGTATCAAAAAGATTCAGAAAAAATTCCCAGACATTTTAATTACAGAAACATACAGAACGGTGAAAGAGCAAAATGCACTTTATGCAAAAGGACGGACAGCAAAAGGCAAAATCGTCACGAATGCAAAAGGAAAAGGCTACAAGTCTCAGCATCAGTGGGGAATTGCATTTGATTTTTGTAAAAATGTGAAAGGTCATGAATATGATGATCCAGCATATTTCAAAAAAGTAGCAAAATATGCAAAGCGTTTAGGGTTAGCGTGGGGTGGTGACTGGAAAAGCATAAAAGACACGCCTCATTTGTATATGCCACAGTGGGGTAGCACTACAGCAAAATTAAAAAAATTATACGGAAATCCAAACAATTTCAAAAAAACATGGAATAACAAGAGCAATGTTTCACGTGAAAAATTGAAACACGATAATAAGTATTATCCGAAATTTAAAAAATCAGCTGCAGGGTTAGTCGATGGACTTAATTCCATATCTATTGATTCTAGTTTTGCAAATCGGAAAAAGATTGCATTAGCTAATGGTTATAAAGACTATGCCGGAACATCAGTACAGAACATTTACCTTTATAAAAAAGGTAAAAAAGGGGTGTTGATACGTGCCAAACCTTAATCAGTCGTACCAATGGGCAGTTGATACATGCAATAATCCGAAAGTTGGTTATAGTTCTGATGCAAACCGTAGACGTGGAAAAAAAGTAAATGGTATAACATATTATGATTGTAGTTCATTTATTTCAAAAGCATTGACTGTAGGTGGTTTTTTTAAAAAAAATCCGTGGTTTAGTACACAAAATGAAAGAAACTACTTGAAAAAAGCCGGATTTAAAAAGGTAAATATCAATGGAAAATGGAAAAAAGGTGACATTGTTTGGCGTGCCGGACACACTGAAATGGTATACAAAGGCGGTGATAATGGTGGTACTACAATGGGTGCACACACAAACAAATACCCACTTAAAGATCAAGTTTCTATTTCAAAATATCACGCTACAGGATCCAGTTATTCTGAATTATGGCGTTACGGCGACGGTGTTCCCGATAATTATTCTTTAAAATGGGAAAAAGGTAACAGGTATCTATCTCAGAAAGAAATGGAAAACAACGCTTATATTTTTTACTCAGTCATGTATAACTATGGGTACGACTTTAAAGCTATATGTGCTATGCTAGGAAACATTCAAAGGGAATCTGGAATCAATCCAGGTCTGTGGCAATCGTTAAAAGTTGACCCGTCCATGGGATTCGGTTTGGTACAGTGGACACCGTCAACGAACTATACGAATTGGGCGAAAAAACACGGTTATGATAACGATGATGGTTATGGTCAGTGCAAGTGGCTTGACGAAGAGACAGCAAATAAACAATGGATAAAGACAACAGCGTATCCACTTACGTGGGAAGAGTTTAAGAAAAATTCGAAGCATAAAAGTTTGGATTACTTAACCATGGCATTTCTTAAAAATTTTGAGCGTGCCGGAGTTGAAAAAGCAGAAGAAAGAAAAAAATATGCAAAAAATTGGTATAAGTATTTAAAAGGTAAACAGCCATTTGAACCGACAGGTGGTGAGGGTGGCACGGATGCAAATAATTGGTGGTGGTATATGTACATCAACCCAATATTTAGAGGATAGAAAGGAAGTGTATACTATGACATTAGAAGAGGTATTGACCCGTTTTGCAGAGGGTTTAGAAAATGTTGCAGATTATGAAGAAGAATTCGACTTTATCAGAGGTATGAACAGCGGTAACGTTGAAGATTCAGAAGAGTACAAAAACCTTGATAAAAAATACAAGGAATTAAAAGAGAAATACAAAAAGAAATTTATTGATTCCTTGACAAAACCAGTGGTTGATATTGAAGAAGAGGACGAAGAAGAGGACGAAGAAAAAGAGGAAATTAAAATTGAAGATTTAGATTTAACAGGTATTAACGATTAAAGGGGGTAATATTATGGGAAATGTTAAAGCAACAAATGAAAACATTATTAAAGCTGTGAGAGCAGGTGCTACGATTGACTTTCAAAATAGAATTCCAGAAGATGTTTCTGGTAACTTACAGCTAGTGTATGACGCATTAATGAGTTATGCGCCGGCAAGAAATGAATTTGTAAATACATTGATTACAAGGATTGGGTTACAGACCGTTGATTCTAACGCATTCAGAAATCCGTTGTCATTGTACAAAAAGGATCCTATGCGCTATGGTATGACACACGAAGAAACATATGTAAACATGGCAAAAGGATATGAATACAATTCAAATGCGGATGCAGAACTTTCACTAAAACAATTTGAGTCGTACATTATGACAATGTTTCATAACGTAAACTTAAAAATGCAGTATCCTGTTACGGTAACTTATGACAACTTAAGAAACGCTTTTTTGTCAGAAACGGGCATACGTGACCTTGTATCAGCAAAAATGGAGTCTTGTATCAGTGGAGCAGAGTTAGACGAATACACAGCCATGAAAGGACTTATTGACACAGGTTATGAAAAAAATGTGCTTCCGGCGGTTCATGTTGATGAAGTTGTGAACGAAGCAACAGCAAAGGAATTACTTGCACAGATTAAACAGGCAGTTGGGGAATTTGCTTTCCCAAATCCAGCAAATAATATTGTAGGTGCAACCTCAAGCAGTCCGGCAAGCAATCTTATTTTCATTACAACACCGAAAGTAAATGCTAGAATCTCGGTTGAAGCTTTAGCTTATGCGTTTAATTTGGATAAAGCAGACGTTGAGGTGCGGACAGTTGTTGTTGATGGCTTTTCACATCCAGCTATTCAAGGTGTATTATTAGATGTAAGGTTTTTTAATTGTCGTGATCAGTTCAGAGAAATGACAAGCCAGCAGTTATCTAATATTTTGAAATGGAATTACTTTTATACAATGGTTGAAATGATTTCAGCTAGTCCGTTCTATCCAATTCGTGTATTTACAACTGATACGATTAGTGATAAATTAACAATAAACTTAAAAAGTATTTTACCAACTACTTTAGATGAGATAATATCTCCATTCGGTGTAGGGTTATCAGCAAACTTAAGTTTTTTAGTAGAAAGCGTGACAGGCACAGGAAGTTACGATGCAAAGAATTTAAAATATGAACTTGTTTCAACTAGCGGATTTACAAAAGAAAATGAACCTAAAATGGTGATAGGTACTCCGTATTTACAGCTACAAAAATTGCCAGAAACTTATGAGGTTACTGTTAAAATTAGTGCTATCAACGAGGACGCTACATCGGTTACTCATACATTTAATAAACCCTGATAAAGCTCTACCAACCCCGGAACAGTTATATATAAATGTTCCAAGTGGTAGTGGTGGAGCGTTAGAGATAGGAGTTAAGACAGATGTTAGAACAAGATTTAATTTTATCGGTAAAGAGGGGACACCTTTTGCAGACCAAATATTCAGTGCAGTAGATTTAGGCGGAAATTATGTAGGTTCAAAAAATGTTGCAGGTTTTACATATAATCAAAATGATTATACTTTGGAAATTGATAATAATTATGTTAGTAAAAGTGGTAGTATTGCAATGATGTTACCACAAGAATATGATGAGGCTTTTTCAGGATCTGAAAATTCATGGGTAGTAGGAAGAATAGGATAGAAAGTGAGGTGATGGGGTGGGTAGAACCACCCCACTATATGGAAATGATTAAACAGCCAACACAGCATGGAGTAAACCCGTACCCACCTGAAGCAGAGTTAAGGCTTTACAGTGGTGTACCATGGGATAACACATATCAGCATTGTAGACTGTACTCGAGCAAAACAGCTTTACTGTCAGCATTGGAAAAATGGAGAGTGAAGCCATCCGATCAGCTTAGAAGCATGACACCGATTAGAATTGGATCACATCAAATTAGAGTTCCGTTTACAGAGGTGAAAGCGTTATCAATTAATTACTTTGCTTTTTGCAATCATATGTACTCTGAAAAATGGGTATTTGGTTTTGTGACGGGCTTCGAGTGGCTATCTACACATGCAACCACATTAACATTAGAATATGACGTTTTTCAAAATTCTATCTATAACGCAACTATACGGCCGTGTATGGTAGAATGGGAACATATTCCACGTAGTGAGGACAGTAATACTGTTTGTAGAACAGCCGTTAATATGGACGTTGGCAGAATGACTTGTTATGCTACACGAAATATTGAATTCCAATTTGATAATTTGTGCGCATATGTGACAGAGGGTACCACGGGTAAAGATTTTGAACCTAGCATAGTTAATCATATGCTAAACAGTTGTGCTTTCTGGAGAACATCACTATTATCAGAGTCCGAGGGACTTAAACACTGGGAAAAATTCATTGAGGGATACGAGGATAACCCAGATGCTATTATATCAGTATTTCAATGCCCAGATATTTGCACTCCACAGGCTATTAAGAATAATAAAAATTCGATACAGCTATCAATACCGTACAACCTAGAACAACCTTTTGGTGGTTATAAGCCGAAAAATAAAAAGCTTTACAGTTATCCATTTATTAGTTGCGTGGCAGATAACAACAACGGAACAGCTACAGAATTTTATTTTGAGGACTCCGATAACGGCAAAACGTTAAAATTTAGATCTGAGGGTGCACTTGCTACTATGCCACAAGTAATCACGTTCCCTGTTGATTATTGCGGAGTTCGGCACAATTATTCGAAAGCAATCATCAATCAAGCATATTCTTTATGCGGGTGGAACAGTGACGTGTTTAAAGCATGGCAAGCACAGAACAAGTCACAGATAGGACTATCAACGTTTAACAACGATTTATCTGCATTTGTTGGTGGTGTAAGTGGTGCTTTTAGTGGCTACCAAAGTGGATCTGAAAAAGGTGGAACAGCTTTAGGAATTGCCGGAGCGGTTAAAGGTGGTTTAGAGGGTGCATACGGTGGAATCTATCGTGACGCTCAATTGTCAGCACAAAAAGAAGATATGCAGAGGATCCCACCACAGACAAGAGGAAAAGCATTAAGCGACAGCATTAATGTAGGTGTTAGACTAAACGGGGTATTTTTCTATCTAATGTGTTGTAGAAAAGAATATGCCATGAAAGCAGACAGCTTTTTCGAGAAGTACGGTTATCCGATTAATCGGATTAAAACACCGAGATACAATACCCGAAGCAGTTGGAATTACATCAAGACGAGTAATTGTAACTTTAAGGGTGCGATTGAACTTAATCACTTAAATGCGCTGCGTGCTATTTTTGACAATGGGGTAACCATATGGCATACAGACGATGTAGGTAACTATAATTTGCCTAACAATTAAAGGGGGGTTGATCAATATGAAAAATCCGTTAAGGGTGTTTGAATTTTCAAACAAGAATAAAAATCCACCGTGTAATGCGGTGGACATTCCAACAAACGATATCACAGCATGGTATTTTTACAAGATACACAACCTATTTTGCAATCGTTATAAGTGGGAAAATTTACCGAAAGAGATATTACCATGGATGATAGAGTCATTCTTATTTTATAATGGTGTAGGTGCTTTTTCCATTGATGATGTGACAGACATTCCAATGTTTACAAGGGTTGCTATGTGCGGGCTGCCGGATATCTATTCTATTCCAGAGGAGCGTTGGAAGTATGCAGTGAATGGGTACATGAAAGAAGCTGACAAAACTAACAGTGTACTTTGTTGGGATAATTATCTTGCAGTGCCATTTACAAAAAGTGCAATGATATACGCAACAGAATTATCTAATATCTGGAAAACACGACAGATTAATTTATACCGTCAGCGTACACCAACCTTATTAAAAGCAAGCAACGATGATAAATTGACAATGCAGATCATACAAGATGATATTGCTAATTTTGTTCCTATTATGCGTGTCAAAGATGATTTTAATACGAGTAATATAGAATCACTTAATTTAACAGCACCTTATATTGGTGGTGAATTATCGGAAGAAGAGTTTAGAGTAATGTCGAAAATGTTGACAGAGTTGGGGTATGAAAGCAACCCAACAACGAAAAGAGAGCGTTTAATTTCTGGTGAAACACAGGGAAATAATGGAGAGACAGAAGCAAATAGAAATATCGGTCTAGGGTTGAGAAAACGGTGTTGTGAACAATGTAATGATTTGTTCGGGTGGAAAATGGATGTTAAATTCAATACAGAATTACCGACTATGATTAATGGTTTTTTCAATCATGAACCAATTCCAAAACCAGATGGAGAGGGTGATACAGTTGAGTAGATACACAACGACTATAAACGACATTATTAATCATTATTTACCTGATGAAATTCGTTACACCGATTTTTCATTGAATACGTTAGTTGAACGAACACACAAACAGTTCTTTAATTTTGAGTACGATTTTTATTGTAATGATTCAAAAGTGAAAGATAAATTTGAGCAAGATTTTTTACTCACGTATCTTAATGACTATATAGGGTATGAAACGTTGGGTATGTTCAGGGCCAGGTTGCTGTCGCATTTGAATACTAACATGTATTGGTATACACGGATGTTTGAAAAAATCATGCAAGGGGATGACCCATTCATTAATCAAAATGAAAAAATCGGGGATAGTAGAATTTTAAATGTTGGTGAAAATGAAGAAAAGCAACAAAATGCAAATTCACATACACAGACAAGTGATACAACTAATACAAATTCTAATACAACAACCGAAGAAACAACAAAAAATGACAGTGAAAGTATTCACAGCGACAACCCGCAAGTAACAATAAAAACACATGATTACGCCAGTACTATGGAGCGTGCAACTGAAAAGGGTAAAGGAACAACAAAAACAAAACAGAATGTGCAGACAACTAGCAAGGGTATATCTGATTCTACGCAAAATGTAAATGACAAAAGAGAAAGAAAAGAAAAAGAGGAAGAAGAAAAAGAAAATGTAAGAACTGGACTTACTGGAATGAGCAGATCAGATGCTATACAGAAGTATTCAGAGCAGATTTTTAATCTGGAAAAAATGCTAATTGACAGCTGCAAGGGAATGTTTTTAAAAGTTTGGTAAAAGGGGGTGGAATTATGAGCAAACAGGAAAATTGTAACATAGGCTTTATTGAAAGTTGTGACGTACCTAGCGTGTACAGTAATAAGCAGAGTTATTATGAAGTATTGTGCTACATTAATTATAAACTCAATGAGTTGATTGATGTTTATAATTCGTTAGAGTTTGATTACAAGACATATGTTGATAATCAGCTGCAAGGCGTAAAAGATTATGCAGACGAAAAAGACACTCTTCATAGTAAAGAGGATAGAGCTTATACGGATGAAAAAGCAAAAGACGCTTTAAACTCTGCAAAATCATACGCTGATACATTAAATACAGAAATGACTAATAGAGTTGATGGTATTGAGGCAAGAGTAAAAACAAATGAAGAAAAGATTGTAGACTTAAGAACAGATTTATCGCAAGAGACTATTGCTAGAGAGGGTGCAGATAAATTACTAGACCAGAAAATCATTGCACTTGAAACAATGGTAACCACAAGAATGGCACAGTTAAAAGAGTATGTTGATAAAGCTGATTTAGCTACAAAGAATTGGTTTAACTCGGAATTAATGTTAATGAAACAGTGGGTTGAAAATCATTATCAGAAAACGTATACCATTAAAAATCCGTGGAGAGGGTACAAAACAGACTTACAATCGTGCATTGACGATATTTTCAGTGTTTACAGACCGTTGAGTATGAGTTGTTCACAATTGGATAATATTATTCCAGAAGTGACATACATTGATAGCGAAAATCTGAGTTGTAACGATTTTGACTTCAACGGATTAAGAGTAAAGCAGTATTTAAGTGATGCGTATATGCATAGTCCCGTATCTGGAAGATATCTCAAATTGCAAGACGTAATTTCAGAGATTATGACAAGAGTAGTAGTTACTAATTCTATAGGAGTAACGCAAAGCGGAAACAGAGCTTTTAGTGGTAATTATTATGATAATAATATAGATCCATTAGACAAGGGGCTGTTACCAGCTTATACAATCCAGCAATTAGACGAAAGACTAGCAATAGAAGAAAAACATACAACAATTAGTATATTAGATATGTACCCATCAGGGGTGCTTAGTGGAAAAAATGTTTTTACAGCCGTTGATGGAATTTTAAGATATGAAGCAAGTTATAATTAGAAAGTGAGGTAATTAATATGGCAAGTACAAACAAAACAACAAACATTTTATTATCACAGTTCTTAGGGACAGACCATTTTAGTTTTTTAAGTGACTATAACGGAGATATGCTTAAAATTGACACGTACTGTGGAAATTTAAAAGCTTTAATTGATGGGGCAAGTAGCAAAACTGAGCAGAATACCGAGAGTATTCAGACCGTTAAAAGTGATATTCAGAGTATTCAGGCTGTACAGGAAAGACAGAATAATAATATTACAAAAAATACAGAAGATATTACAAAACTAAAAGAAACAACAGCAAAAAACACTGATGATATTAACAAGTTAATAGCTGGAAAAGGTAAGGTTTTAAATATACCAATTTTGTCTACTAATTTAAACGGCGTGGTTAGTTTTCCGTCTGTAAGATACAACACAGCAGATAGAAAATTCTATGTTGGTGGTGCCTATCAGTATTCAGCTACAACAATCCTTAACGGTTTTAGTGGTAATGCTACATTAGACATCACAAACGTACCGGATGAAGTAAGAACAGTTATAGCACAGCAAAGCTTTAGTGGTGAAGTCGGAACATTATCATATAGAGCTGTGCAAACTATTGACGGTAACGAGTACAGTTTTGATTATTTTGTACCGTTAATTGGTGAAATTGTGTCAGACGATGGAAATTACAGTAGAGTTATTTTATCTATTTCACCAAAACTAACATTACCGACAATTGATGGAACTGTAATAACATCTGCCAGATACGCTTTAGGCGGTGGAATTAGTTTGGGAACAAGATTAGCATAATTAAATAAAATATAGAAAGTGAGGTGAAAACTTGATTTTTCCTTTATAAAATAGCAAATATAAAATAGCAAAATATAGAACGTGTCTAATTAATAGGACCCTCTTAAGAGGGTTCTATTTTATTGTTTATATCAATAATATTGATTTATTTTAATATACGTTTCTTTGTGCAATTTATATAAATAATCACGCTTATTAGTGGTTAAAATTTTACTTGACATTAAAATACATCAATTTAATAGTGGAGAAATTAACTATTGACAAATAAAGTCAATGGTAAAAGTGTACAAAATTTACATGTCGTTTTTGTGTAAATTTACATATAAATTATAGTACAGATTGTCAAGAATTTATCAGAATTGTGCAATATGCACAAAAATAGGTGCGTATGGGGAGGCCCCTATTGTGCATTTTTTCTAGCCGGTTATTTGTGCAAGTTGTACAAAGAACAGATTGTAACATATGCACAAATATGGTAG